TTGTTGTAAACAGTTCCACCCATTTGCATTCCGAACGGAAGATTCATTTGAACACCAGCATCATCTACTCCAGCCAAAACATTTGTGCTAGTTCCAATGGTGGCTTGCAAATTATTAACTGCTGTTTGTGCATTATCAATTGCAATGTTGGCTTGAGTTAGTTCGGTTTGTGCAGTTGCTTGTGCTATAGATGCTGCTGTTTTTGCTGCAACGACTTCAGATATTTGTACCTGTGCAGTTGATGTGTCAATATTATTTATGGAGGTTTGTGCTGTAATAATAGTATTTTTAGCATCTTGAACTACCTGCGAACTTTGATCTATTGGTGTAACAGATAAATCTACAGAACTAATTGTGGCTGTCGCTGTGTCTACTAAGGCTACGTCTGATTGTGCTACTGCTACTGTGGCTGTCACTGTATCTACCGCTGCCTGAGCCTCTACCCTTTCAGCAACTGCTACGGCTATGGTGGCGGTGGCGGTATCCGTGGCTGTAATAGCCTGTTGAACCTCTGTAGTGGCTGTTGCAAGGGCTGTATTAACTGCTTGTTGAGCAGGGCTTACAACAACTTGCTCTTGATTTTCTGTAGCATGGGCACGATCAGGAGCCATTATTCCAAAAATTGTTAAACACAACCCTACCCCAAAGGCTAATACTAGTCTTCGTTTGAGATTGGTCAATTGAGTGGTGGTCTCCTATGTGTAATTATATTAGCAATTATACCATTTTTATACAATAAAAAAGAGGGTAGAAATTAATCTACCCTCAATTTTTATAAGGAGTTGTTAAGCCTTAACCTTTTTCTGAATCTTTAGTACAAGATTAGTTAAGGTTGTAATTAATGTTCTAAGTTGTCCAACAGTCACAGCCAATGCAGCCACAGCAGCAAGTGCTTGTGATGCTGAATCAGTTACTGTTGCAGTTGCAGACACCTTTACTTGACCTGCTACTGGTAAATCAGTTCCACCAGTTGCACTGATAGTAACTGTACCTGCAGATAATGGCATGTAAACCTTGTAAGTCTTTACGCCATTTGCGTCAGTTGTAATAGATGTTGCAGTAATTGTGTCGCTTGATCCACCAAAAGAATAACTTGTAGTAATTCCTGTAGAAGCAAGTAGGTTAGCATATGTCTTTCCAGACAATACCAAACCTGTTGCATCAACTGGTGAAAGAGTAATTGTGGCTTGCTCTCCTGCTACATAGTTTGCTTTATCAAAAGCCAACTTAATAGAAGAAACCGCAGCCTCTACACGCACAGTTACTGTGTCTGCAGAGATTGTTCCACTCTTTACTACTACACCTGCTGAACCAGTTTTAACACCAGCCAAAGAGAACAATGCTTCACCATTAGAGATAGAAGCAGTTGTTGCTGAGTTGCTGATTACTGTAAGATCACTTGAAGTTGCTGTTAATGTTCCTGCTCCTACAACTACGCCAGCAGCATCATATGCTACGACAGAAAGTGCATCTGCATTAGAACCTACAGCAATTGTTGGCTTCTTTACAGTTGTAACAACTTTAGCAATATCGCCATAAAATGTTACCTTTTCTGTTGCTAAGATTGCGCCAGATGCTGAAGTAAGTGTAATTGTTCCTACTCCAGATGTACCGTCAGGAAATACACCAATGTAACTTCCTGCGGGAATAACTAATGATCTACCAAGAGCGGTAATTGTTGCATGGTTTGTGCCATGTCCCAAATTTCCTGCTCCTGAAATTGTTGCTGTAATTGATTCTGAAGCAGAAGCATTAGCAGCATTTTTTTGAGTTAAAACTATAACTGCTGATGCATCAGAAGACACGGCCTTTGAAGCATACACGGTTGCATCCGTTGTTGCTGAGATTGTTTCACCAGCATTTAAAATAGATGTTGTGTAAGCAGTTGATGCCTTAAGATCTGGAGCGGTAACAGTAACTGTCCATGTAAGGGCAGCAGATGTAACTGAACCAGATGCGCTAGTCAATGTAGGAATAAATCTAACTATATATGTTCCAGGAACGCTAGGTACGTGGAATGATGATGTTAGTTTTGCAGTAACATAGCCAGTTGTATTTGTTGCTGGCGAAATTGCTGCTGTTGTTGTGTCTGCTGATAGTGCCACTGTTGCGCTAGATGTTTCTGTAACGGCAAACCGTGGAACGCTAGCAGTAGATGGGGCAGACAATACTGCAGATATCACCGAAACGGTATCTCCAATACTTGTTCCCAAAAATGATACTGATACTACTGCTGTTGCAGTCTCACCAGGATTAATTGTATCTGCTACGGCATCAATGGTGACAACGTCAGCATAGACTGTAGCCTGTGTCGGAAGTGCCGACATCACGCCAAGTGTCAAGGCTGCAGCCAAGACTGTGGCAAGTTTCTTAAATGAATTCATTTTTCTCCTTATTAGTTTATACTATATAATGTTTAATCTATCAAGAAAATCTCTAACATCTTTAGGCATTTCCTTGTTGTCTAATTCTACCATATCTCTCTGCTTCTCTGCAAGTCGTGTAGAGGTAGACCAAGTATGAATCTCAATCTCATGGTTAGAATCTTTAGGTGTATGTGATATTGCTCCAAATACAGCGCCACATACAGCATCTGCTAGGTCCTTAGATTTTTTACGTGGATGATCAACTCTAGTATTTTTCATAATTTTGAGTTCTGACATTTCTTCCAGTAATAAAGGAATTCTTGGTATTGCAACTCTCTCTTCATATATCATCATGGCTAAGTCTTCGTAATGTTTTTTAGCAACAGAAACGGTGTCAGTCTTTATGCCTACCGCTTTTAATTCTTGTTGGATATCAAATGACTGCCAACGATCAAATGAAACAACCCCAATATTAAATCCTTGTCTGCGTAAATTAATAATCCATTGTTTTACTTCTGATAAATTAACTGGACCCTCTGATTTTGGTTCCCACCAAGCAACTGCATCAACAACAACCATTGGCGCTACTTGTTCATAATCTTTAATAACTTGAATATTTACCCATTTATCTACATGAGCAATTGCTACAGCACACTTGTCGTGTTTCTGAGCAAGGTCAGCATGAATGTAATATATTTTTTCTGGATCAGGTTTAAAAGATTCATCAAACCTTCTAAAGTTATCAACTGGATTTCTTAATGTCATACACTTTTCTAACTTATCTTTTTGTTTAAAGAATGCATCTGATGCAAATGTTGGCGTACATGCAAAGCGCATCATGGCATCACCAAGGTCTGTGTAGAATGCTAGTTTAAAATCATCTATCTTTCTTGTTGGGTTTACTTCCCACGTTGTTTTTTTAAGTGCTAAAACCTTTGGAACCTTATAAGAAAGAATTGTATCTTCTTCCCATGCAATTTCAAATTGATTGTTTGGATCATTATGTGGTAAATCTTCATTCATGATAAAGATATGTTTCTTTTCAATAGTTTCTTTTTCTGCAATAACATCTTCATACCTTTTTGAAATAAAGTCACCTTGATAACGGGGAAATGATAGTAGTACTACTTTTCCTAAATCTGGAAAACGAGAATCAACTGAGCCACGAAATGCTTTATAAATATTTTCTGCAGTTTTGCCTTGCTCATTACCAGTTCCAACTTCAGATGCAAAACCAGAAATTTCATCAAGGACTGCAAGTAATAAATTTAACCCTTCATGTGATTCTCTTTCTGAGTGTCCAGAGTAAACCGTAATTGATTTATCAAACTCAACGCTATCTGCTTTTGCGTTATACTTTCCTGCAAACCATGGTGATTTTTCTATCTTGGTTTTAAATCCTTTAAAAAATACGTTCTTTGCTTGTTGTGCGTTAATGGCTACGTTTATGATATCAATTGCATCCCCGCTTGGTTTTCCATAATATCTAGCAGGATCTTTAAGACACAATAGTTTATATACTATATATGCACAGGCTACCGTTGATACAAAATCTTTTCCAGATCCTTTTCCAAGTTGTAAAATAATTTCATTTTTAGTATATTTATCAAAATATTGAGCACCTGCAACCGATCCAAATATTTCTTGCAGTTCTTCTTTACGATAAATTTGACTCATTGCTTCTACAATTTCATATTGAATTAAAGATAATTCGGGCTGTCCAAGATAATCAGCAGACTCAACAAATGTTTTTGCGTCTACTGGAATCTCATCAAATTGATTTTCTTTTAAAACTTCTAAAAAATCATTAAACATCTTGGACAATTGTAATTACCTCTCCTTCTTTGGCAATCTGAGAAAGACGTCTCATAATTAAATCACGAACCTCTGGATGGGTTGAAGCAATATCTCTTAGGATTTCAACAAGAACCTCTTGTCGTCTTTCAATTTCAACCATTTCTTCTGCAAGTTCTTTATTTTCTAAAAGTCCTGCTTTCTGTAACATTTCAATTCTAGATTTTTCAATATCCATTACTAACTTAATTGCTTGAGTTTTTGCACTAAGATTGTTAGTCATACTTGATTCATCAATTACTTCGTAAGCCTTTGTAATCAGTTTAGTGTAATGCGTATCTGCTCCAGCAAGTGCCTCCTTAGCACGAGCACGAATCGCATCGTTGGCAGAAGCCATAACCTTCCACTCATTAATTAAAGAAACTACACGAGTACGTGGAATGTCCAACTCTTTAGAAATTTTTGTTGGATCTTGACCTTTAAGATATTCTGTAACTACCTTATTAACTTCATCAAGATGCTCAATTAATTCTGTTTCAGTTGACATTTTTTTCCTTTGCTATTTTTAATAAAACTAAATATCCTATTAAGTCATCAATATCATTATCTCCAGGATAATCCGTGCCTTTCATTAAACGACTTAATTTGTCGTCAATTCTAACTTTAAGTTGTTCTGCTGGATCTGACTTACTAAAAATTCTTACAGGATCAAGAGCAGAATCACCATATGCTATATTTTTTTCTATAAGCATTTGTGCTATAGAGTGACACGTTTTCCAAATTAAATTGCCAGACGGCGCTCCAACTGACTTAAGATAAAGATCATCACATTTAAAATCTTTAACATCTCCATACACTGGTTTTAATTTCATCTTTTTGATTTCCTTAATCCAAATTTTGCAAGGTATACGTAGACAGTTTCAACACTAGTCCCGCACTCGTTGGCAATATCTTGTGGAGATTTTTTGTCCATAACAAACCTTTTACGGAGCCAAGCCTCGCTTGTATACAGTTTAGCACCCATGATATTATTTGTCAACCTCTGTTTCAGAAATGTCATAGTCGTATGCGTTTGAGTCTTCTAAAACCCATTTATCGTAACTTTCAACATCCCATTTATTTGTATTTATAAGTCTTTGTATTACTAGATCTTTTTTGGTTACAAATGATGGTTCTTTTAATCTAATACGGTTATTAGGCTGTACCGCAAAATTTCCATCATCTCTTTGAATAACATGACCACATTTATGTTGCCCTGGACTTTCTGAATACCCATCATCTAATATATTGCTTTCTGGATTATGCCAGTCTAAAGTAAATAAATATTTTCCGCCAATGTTATTTTTATTTCTATCTATGTATGACATTTTCATGTTGCTTAAGTTTTCAAATTTTGTAACTGCTATATGAGGACTAAAAGAATTCCAAAGTACAAGGTTGTAAATTGGCTCTTCAGGAACTCCTGGTTTTGTACAAAATGCATTGATTGGCATTCTCCACCAAATTCCACCATCTTCCATTAAAAAATGAAATAAAGGACTTCTACTTTTAATACTAGACACACCAAAAATTACACATGGAAAATATTTGTCATGACTATCCTCTTGATCTCTTAAAAAATTACCACGAACATAGCACTCAATTGGTGGTATGTTAGCATTTAACTCTGGCATTATTCCTCAATTCTCATTGCTTTATTCCAGTTATTAATAGCCCAGTGGCCGATACCACAAGCATCAGCAACATCATTATCGTTAACAATTTTATCATAGTTGATTTCAATTAATTTTATGGTCCTTTCTTTTCTAACTTGTCTTTCATAAGACTTATACCAAGAATCCGACTTCCCTGGATTTTTTGCTCTAATATTTACCTGTTCTTCTTTTGTTAATCTTTTATTTCCCAAATAATTTTGCCAAGTTATTGGTGCTACAGTTCCTATAACTTTTGTTCCAGTTAATCCTGCTGCACCTAACAGTGCCCCTTGAACTAGGGCTAGATCTGCAGCAGTTTTAGGGCTATTCATAAATACCGTATGTTCAATTACGATTGCTTCAAACCCTCCAAAATGTTCAAAAAATGCTTTTGTCTTGGCACAAGCATCCATTACTTTTTCGTAATTTGTTTTTCCATTAAAATTAATTTTACCAATACTGCCTAAGACGTTATTATTAAAAATAGCAAAAGCAAGACTGTTGGTGCTTGCATCAATAGCACAAATTGTTTTTGGATTATTTTTGTTCATAATCAAAAAATCCTTTTAGTTGTTTTAACATCTTGTCTACATTTTTTTTATTTATATTGCAATTAGAGCAAAAACCAGAATCATTGTATATTGAAAGTTGTTCTCCACAACCACCAATACAAAGTCTTTTTTTTCCTATTCTTTTTTGTCTACGAGTTATTTGATACCTTTCGGCTATCTTTATCTTGGTGGCTTCTTCTCTACAAACATCTCCACAATAAATTTGATAACTTACTTTTGGTGTAAACTGGGTCTCGCACCTTTCACATAGTTTCACATTTATTCATCTTTCTCGTCCTTTAATAATCTCATAGGTTTAATCTTAATTGTTCCGTCTCCTGCTTCAGCGCATGCTTTTTGAATAGGGCATACCTTGCAAATTTTTGAATTTGAGCGATATGGAATTTCTGGTAATTGTTTGTCTTGCCAATTTTTGTAAACTACTTTCATCCAGTCAAATGTTTCATCTACCCAAGCACGGTATTGATCATTTACTACAACAGGTAAAGTAAGTAGTTCGTGATTGTTTTTATTTTCGTAAATCATTACACCCTTACGAATTTTCCAAACCTTCATATAAATTAATAATTGCATTAAGTGACCCATTTTAGGTTTTCTACTTAATTTTTTATGCTCAAAGTCATCGTTTCTTATTGTTTTAATTTCACCAACAAGTCTTTCACCTTTATAGTCAATCATGACATCCCCATACCCGTCAAAAGGTGGATCATCAGTTTTAACTCTAAACTCCATTGCTGGGTGAGTTTGCTTGCCATATTTTCTTGGTATTGGGTCAAACTCTAAATCTTGTGCAAGTAACCCAGAAGCCTCTATTGCATCTTGTATTCTTCCATGTCCTAAAGTTCCCTGTGTCCTATTTGCTACGCCAATAGCATCTGAATTATCATAATGTATTTGACCGTCAAACGCTAAATGCCAATATCTTGGACACTCACCTGCGCCATAAGTTAAACCAGATGCAGAAAAATTATTTTTCTTGGTAAACTTTGGTTTTGTTTTAGTAAGATAGCCAGCGTTTATAGCAGTGTCTAAACCTTCAACAAGATTTTCATCTTCTTGGCTATTTCTTTTTTTCTTTTTGGTATCTTTAATCATAATCTGTTTTAGTAAGTTTTTAGCCATGTTTCATCCTTTGTTTATATTAATTATAGCAGGTTAGCGCATTATGTATTTAAGCGCTGATACCAAATCGTTTATTGTTTGTGCTGCTGTAAAGTATATGTTTTTCTTTGCCCTGTCAGATTTGTCAACATTGGCCATCCAAGTGGCTTTAAAAGACATTTTTGCTGCAATAGCCTGTAGCCTTACAATTTCAAGACTAGCAGCCTGAAGTGGAATATCTGGTTTTATAATAATCTTTGCAATCATAGTTAGAGCAACGGTCAACTCCTCGTCCTGCATATAGTCTGCAATCTCTGTTAAACCATTTACCATGTCAAGTGTTGTTTTTTGTGATCCTGGTTCAGACATTATATTTCTCCTCTGTTAATTGTTCTAGCATATTCATTTCAATTATAGCAAGTCTTACTTTTTTATTACCTTCTCCAAGAATTACAATAATGGCTGGAGACTTATCTCTACCCGCTTGAATAGAATCAGTAACAGCCTTTGCCCATACGTCTTTATTTAATGTAAAAGATTTGCTGGCTTCTTTAAAATCAACAACAAATTCACGCCATGTTGCATCACCCTTCTGTGTATTTCTACCAGAATTTTTATGCTGCTTAGCACCTATTCTTTTACTTTCGTTCTTTTCGCTCATAATCTTTCTTTGTTGGAGGCAGTAAGTTAACTTTTGAAATATGTTTTTGCGTACACATCCATGTTGCATCTCCAGTCTCTCTCCAATATCTTAAAGATGTTACAACTTCTTGACAAGTTTTACATGGCCACTTGCCAGGATATACAGTAAAATTTTGTTCAGGCATTAATTATTTTTTTCTTAAGTTGTTCTTGTAAATCTAAATCTTCCTTAACACGATCTATAAAACCATCACGGCCTTGGACTTTTGTTCCATCATCTAACTGATCC